CCTACCTGTTCCACCTCCTGCGCGTCTCGCGCGCGGTGATGGCCGCGACCCAATACGACAAGGCCGCGATTGCCGCCCTCCTCCACGATGTGCTCGAGGACACCTCGGTCACCGAGGACCAGATCTGGCTGTCGTTCGGCCCGGAGGTCCTGGACATGGTCAAGACCGTGACCCGAAAGAACGGCGACTCGTACCGCGGATTCATCGACGGGATCGTCGCCAAGGGGGGCAACGCGGTGCTGATCAAGCTGGCCGACATCAGAGACCACCTCGCGACCATCGACGAGATCCCGGACAGCGCCAGCCTGAAGCGCCGCTACCTGGATGCCAGGGCGGTGCTGGAGGACCAGCTGTGAACCTCCGCGGTGTGCCCCACGACATCGACATCCAGCGCCTGATGCAGCGCAACCAGCAACGGCTGCAGCAGGCGAAGGAGCAGCTGGGCCGCAAGTGGCTCCTGCACCCAACCAACCAAGTGACCCGAAAGGAAAAGAAGTGAGCAAGGCCGAACTGTACGCAGCCCTGGCGAGCGCCCAGGGCGAGTTCCCCCCGATCGTCAAGAACCGCACCGTCAAGATCTTCTCGAAGAAGATGGGCCGGGAGTTCTCCTTCCGCTACGCGGACCTGGAGGAGATCATCACCAAGACCCGCCCCGCCCTGTCCAAGCACGGCCTGGCGGTGATGCAGATGGTGGAGACCGACGACCAGGGCGCCATGGTGCTGCACACCGTCCTGACTCACGCGGCCGGCGAGTCGGTGGCCGGCACCTTCGTCCTGCCCCCGGCGAACAGCTTCGACGACCCGAAGAGCCTGGGCGCCTACATCAGCTACATCCGCCGCTACGCCCTGAGCGCCGCGCTGTGCATCGCGGCCGACGACGACCTGGACGAAGCCGACGACCGCGACGGTGGCGACGAGGGTGGCGCCCCGGAGAAGCCGGCCAAGCCCGCACCCCGCGCGAAGGCCGACAAGGGCGAGACCAAGATGGCCAGTCCGGGCGAGCTCGCTTGGCTGAAGAAAAAGCTCGAGGCCCGCGAAGACGCGCAAGACATCCTCACCGACAACGGCGTCGAGTCGATCGACGAGATGGAGAACAGCGGCCTGACCGCTGAGGTCTTCTCGGCCATCAAGAAGGTGGTGCTGGCGTGAGCGAGCTGGTCTTCGACCGGGTCAGCCACACCTACTGGGCCAACGGGATCGTGGTGCCCAGCGTGACCCAGATCCTGCGTCCGGTGTCTGGGTACGAGGGCATGCCGGAGTCGATGCTGAAGGAGGCCGGCGAGCGCGGCAACCGGATTCACGCAGCCACCGAGCTCGACGACCAGGGCAACCTGGACGAGTCCTCGGTGCTGCCCGAGGACCTGCCCTACCTCGAGGCCTGGCGCGCGTTCAAGCAGGCCACGGGCGTCGCGATCCTCGACTCCGAGCTCATGGTCTTCAACGCGGTCCACCGCTACGCCGGCACGCTGGACCGGATCGTTGGGTTCCCCGACGGGACGGAGTGGCTGGTCGACATCAAGAGCAGCACCGAAGTCAAGCCGGCCGTCGGGCCCCAGACCGAGGCCTACCGCCAGGCCGTCGGGCTCCCGAAGCTCCGCCGCGGCGTCGTGCATCTGCAGCCCGGGAAGTACCGATTCCGGGAGCTCACCAACGGCAGGGACTGGTCCGTCTTCCAGGCCTGCCTTCTCGTCCACCGTTTCAACCAGGAGACCACCAATGTCTGATCCCTTCACCCTTCTGTCCACCCTGCCCCGCCCCGACGGCGCGGCCCTGAAGACCGGCGCCAAGGCTGCGCTGGACATGGTTGCCAACTATCGAATCGACAGCGACGAGGAGTACACCCTCGCTGGCGAGGAGCTGGTGGCCATCAAGAGCAAGGCCAAGCGCCTGGAGGAGCAGCGCACCTCGATCACCGGCCCGCTGAACCAGACCCTCAAGGCGGTGAACGACCTCTTCCGCGAGCCGGCCGGCTACCTCGAGCAGGCCGAGAAGGCGGTGAAGGACGCCATGGTGACCTACGCCCAGGCCAAGGAGGCCCAGGCCGAGGCCGCCCGGCGCGAGGCCGAGGCCAGGATCGCCGAGGCGCGCCGCCAGGCCGAGGAGTCCCAGCGCGCGGCCGAGGCCGCTGCGGCAGCGGGCAACGCCGAGCAGGCCGCGGCCGCGGCGGAGCGGGCCCTGACCATCGAGATGGAGGCGGCGAACTCCGCTCCCGTCGTGGCGGCCGCGCCGAAGTTGGCCGGCGTCAGCAAGGTCAGCGTGAAGCACAAGGCCCGGGTGGTCGACATCCGCGCGTTCCTCATCTTCGCCCTGCGCGAGGAGAACGAGGCGCTGCTGGGACTCATCGGGATCAACGAGTCGGGCCTGAACAAACTCGCCTCCGCCATGGGCCCGGCGATGAAGTACCCCGGCGTCGAGGTGTACCAGGAGCGCAGCATCTCCGCTCGCGCAGCTTAACTAACGGAGCAACACATGAGCAGCTACCAGAAGGTCATCATCTGCGGCAACATCGGCCGCGACCCCGAGATCAAGTACACCGCGAACGGCACCGCGGTGTGCTCCCTGAGCGTGGCCACCAGCCGCAGCTGGAAGGACAAGAACTCCGGCGAGAGGCAGGAGGAGACCGAGTGGCACCGCGTGGTGGCGTACGACCGCCTGGCGGAGATCCTCGGCGAGTACACGAAGAAGGGCTCGAAGGTCCTGATCGACGGCCGCCTGAAGACCCGCAAGTGGGAAGACAAGGACGGCATCGAGCGCTACACCACCGAGATCGTCGCCGAGTCCATGCAGATGCTGGACCCGAAGTCCGACGGTGAGCGCGCCGAGCGCCCGCGCAGTCAGGGCCAGCAGCGCAGCGGGCAGCAGCGCACGCAGGGCGGCCAGGGCAAGAGCCAGGGCGGATTCGACGACATGGATGACGAAATTCCCTTCTAGTCTGATCAAGCGTTAGGAGTCTACATGGAATACCGACCCATTGAAATGCAAGTGATCCGCTGGGCCGAGGCCCGCAAGATCATCCCCAACGCCACCCCGACGAGCCAGCTGATGAAGCTGGTCTCCGAGGTCGGCGAGCTCTGCGACGCCGAGGGCAAGAAGAACCTGGAGAAGGTGAAGGACGGCGTCGGTGACGTCGTCGTCTGCCTGATCAACTACTGCGCCCTGAAGGACATCGACTTGGTCGAGTGCCTCGCCGGGGCGTACGAGGAGATCAAGGACCGCAGGGGCACGCTGATGCCCGACGGGACCTTCGTCCGGGAGTGACCTGTGCCGGTGGTCGAGAACTACGTCCTGGCGGCCATCCACAACAGCCGGAAGATCCCGCAGGCGGACGTCGAGGCGCAGTTCGTTTCCCTGCGGGCTCACCTTGATTTCCTCCTGTCGGGGGCGCCGAACGCCGACGTGTCGTGGCGCTCTATGGCCGACGTGTCCAACGTCACCGAGACGCTGTCTGGCATGAGGATCGGCAGCGGACCGGACGCGAAGAGGGTCATCCTCGAGGCGCAGCGGGCCCTTGCTGAGGCGCGGGAGCGGGCCAAGAGCAGGGGCAGTTGGGCGATGCGGTCAGAGGAGCGGCAAGCCCTGCGGGAAGCGCTCGAGTGGCTGCTCTCCCTGCACGAGATCCAGATGAGAGAGGCCTCGATCAGGGAGTACTCCAGGGCCTACGACCGGACCAGGGCCAAGACCGCGGCGGCGAGAAAGAAGGCGACCACAACGATGGTTGTTGGCGACCTCTGACGGTTGACAACTAGTGTCCTGTGGTTTACATTAACTGCATGGACATCAAGTACTTCACCGACTCGGTCCGGATCCGCAACACCGGCAACCCCTTCGCGGGCGACGACGTCTTCGTCGAGGTCAAGAAGGGGGGCGACTGGGTCGCCTCCTACCAGACCAACAGCATCGGCAACGACTACGCCTACACCGACGCGAACAACGCGGCGCGCTCCGAGATGGCCGCTCGCGCGAAGGCAGCTTGAGAGCCATGTCCTACCACTACAAGCTCTACGACCAGCGCTTCGCCCGGGCGGCCAGGCGCGCGGACGAATCAGCGGAAGCCGAGAGAAACTTCGCTGCAGCTCGACGTAAGGCGAAGCGCCTCGAGCTCCAGCCGGAGTACGAGGCCGTCTCCCGCTGGCAGGACGAGCAGATCAAGTCTCGCGGCCTGACGTCCCAGGTTGTGGCCGAGACGGCAGCGAAGCTCGCGGAGCTGGACTCCCGGGTTGAATTGGCTGGCGCCGAGCGCCGAGAGGAGAACTGATGGCGAAGTGGATTGTTGAGCTTGAGCCCGGTGTGTATCTGGCGTCATTGAGCGGAGACCCCGGACGCACGCTACAGGTGCAGCACGCTTGCGTGTACGACTCGCACCCGCGCGCCCGGACGGCTCTGCTGGCGGCGCAGAAGCTGCGCCCATTCGAAAGAGCGCGCGTGACGCTGGCGCCTGAACCGGAACGGCCGAAAACCGCCGACCACATCGCCGCCCTGGAGGCGGCACTACAGGCAGGGCCGACGGATGGGCCGTGGTACGCCTCAGGACACTTCGGTGAATGGGCTATCGCGTCGGATCACTCTGTGGAGGGAAAGCTCCACGCTGGAGCTGGGCGGCAGTTCGTCGCGTGCTGCTTTCGGGCCTCGAAGAAGGACGCGCCGAAGTATGCGCGCATGTTTGAGGCGACCGCCCGCTACATCGCCGCAGCCAACCCCGCAGCCATCCGCGCCGTTCTGGCCGAGGTCAAGCGTCTCCGCGAGGATCTGGCCGGCGAGCAGGCCCGAGCCGACATGCACGCAGACCTGGGGCGCAGGACGGCTGAGGCGCTGGGGCTGAAGCCGGAAGAAGGGCGCAGTCACATGCCGGAGGTGGCGGCTAAGTTGCTGGAGCGGAATTGCGAGCTGGCGCGCTGGAAGAGCATCAACGCTCCGAGGCTGGAGGCCAAAACCGGCCTTCTGGAGTCTGCCCAGCTTGAGGCTGCGGCGGGCCAGGAGGCGATTGCCACGCTGGCAAGCGAGCGGGAGGCCAACGCGATCCTGACGCAGGAGAACGAACGGCTGCGGGCCGAGAACGAGGCGCTGAAGATCAGCGACCGCCGCTATCAAGCTCTCCGCAACAGCGGGCATATGCCGCCTGAGCAGTTTGACCAAGAAGTAGATGCCGCGCAGGCGGCGAAGGAGAGGACATCGTGAGCAACCACTGCGAGAGCCAGATGCAGGACCAGATCGAAGGCGCGATCAGCGAGAACGACCGCCTCCGCGCCGAGGTGGAGGCGCTGCAGAAAACTCAACTCACAGTGCGCCTGACCAGCTTCCCGGAGACCAACGGTCGGCGCAACTGGACCGCGCTTCTGGTCCGAAAGCACCCCTGGGATGGGCTCATCGGCAACTGCGGCGGCATCACAGTCGCGCATGGCGAGCTGTGGAACCGGGTCGCCTACGAGGCAGAGCGAGCCAAGTTCCTGATCGGCGAGCGACCCGACGAGCCGTTCATTCTGGACTACGGCGACGACATCGAAACGCCGGATCAGTGGAAGGGTGAGACGCGCGCCATCAAAGCCGCGCAGGCGGCGAAGGAGAGGACATCGTGAGCGAGAAAGACATCAATCGTTGGCAGGACACCATCACGCCCCGAGACAAGGCGCCGCAGCCCTGGACGATCAAGTCAGGCGGCTCGTGGGATATGCTGGAAGTGCAACCAATCCCCGACTCCATGCTGGCCGAGCTGGCGGAGCGCTACTACTACGCTGGCACTCCGTGGAACTGCCGCAGCATGCCGCTGAGCGCCAGCGACCGGGAGTACATGTACCTGCTGTACTACAGCATGCAAGGTCTTGTTGCCCGCATGCGGCAGGCCGAGAAGAAGGAGGCTGAATCCGCCGACGAACTCACCCGCCTCCGCGCCGAGGTGGAGGCGCTGCGGGCGAACGATCGGCGCTACCGCCATCTGCGAGAGCACGGCGACGCCGGCTGCACTGAGAAGGACGGCTATGGCGGGCAGCAACTGCGGGTGGGTGCGGACCTTGATGCCCATGTGGACGCCGCCGTCGCCAAAGTGGAGGCCGGCAATGACTGACCCTAATTACGAAGTCGCCCTGCACCAGATCGACGCCTTGCGTGATGCGCTGGTGAAGGTGCTGGACACGCACGAGAAGGAAGCGAAGGCGGCCGAGTCGATGCGCGTCGCCCAGGAGAACTTCAGCGACGGCGGGCGGCGTGAAGCCAAAGCGCACCTCCGCGCGATGACCGCAGCGAGCGATGCGGAGAAGCAGGCCCGCACCCTGCTGGCAACACTCAAGAACTTGAGGAAGGAGGCCGGCAATGGCTGAAGCGACCGCGACGACAGCATTCCCCGCGCTGGTCGCCCGAGGCGGCTGCGACAACATCGGGCACAAGGATGGCATCGACTACTTCCCTGGAATGTCCCTGCGCGACTACTTTGCGGCGAAGGTGTTGGCCATGCTGATGCACCCCGACGCCAAAGACTACAACCCCGAAGAAACGGCACGGCGAGCTTACCTATTTGCCGACGCCATGCTCAAGGCGCGGGAGGCCGGCAATGTCTGAAGACCGCGAGCTGCTGGAGCTGGCCGCGAAGGCGGCGGGGCTGACTGCTTTCTGGGACGAGCCGTCCTTGTCCATGTGTGTCACCACAGACGCTGGGTATCGGTACTTTTGGCGGCCCTTGGCCAGCAGCGGCGACGCGCTGGAGCTGGCGGTGAGGTTGCGCATCGACGTCCAGACCGAGGACGACGACGGGCTTGTCGGAACGCTAATGCCGGATGGCCGCCAAGGTCCATGCCAGCAAGTTGGCAACGACCCCCTTGCCGCCACCCGCCGAGCCATCGTTAGGGCAGCCGCAGAAATTGGAAGGAGCATGAGCAATGACTGAAAACACCCTGCCGCCGCTGCCGATCCGGCATACATGGGACATTGACTACGAATCGCGCAAGCCATACGACCTCTACACCGCCGACCAGCTCCGCGCCTACGCCGCCCAGGCCGTGGCGCAGGAGCGTGAGCGCTGTGCGGCGATCTGCGACGACCAGAGCGACCGCGCCAGGACCAGCACAGGGGCATCCCGCGCCGACAACTGCGCTCGACGCATCCGCGCCAGGTCACCATCTCCACAGCCCCAGAGCGCGTGGCGGCCGATTGAGGAGGCGCCGAACGGCAGCGCCGAGCAATTCGCCACCAGCGACGACCCCAATTGCGTCGATGGCTCGAAGGCGTGCATTGACTGCCTGATGCGCGGCGCATGCCTGAACGCACCACCGCCCAGCGCGGGCGAGGAGCGCTGACGCTGTGCTGACCGCATCCGATGTCGCCGGCCAGCTGGGCCTCAGCAGGCGGGCGGTTTACGATCTGGCTGACGCCGGGCACCTGGCGTGCTACCGCCTGGGTGTCGGCCGCGGGGCGGTGCGGTTCACCCAGTCCGACGTTGACGCCTACAGGGAAGCATGTCGATCTACCGCGACGAGGCCACCGGCCGGTGGTGTTTCGAGTTCAGCCGCCGCATTGAAGGCCAGCGCGTTCGGCGGCGTCAGCTTCTCCCGGCTGGATGGACCCGAGCCCAGGCCGACGCGTTCGACCGCAAGGAAAGCGCGGCCCTGTACGCGCTTGCGACCGGCATCGCCAAGCCTAGGCACCTCATTGACGCGGCTGTCGCTCGTTACGCCCGGGAGCGAGTCCCAGCCCTGAAGGCCGGCGCCAACGCCGAACGCGAGCTCGAGGCCATGCGGGACTGGTGGGAGGGTCGGCCCATCGAGGAGCTGCCCGAGGTCTGCGCGGAGTACGCCGCCGACCAGCATGGCGCCCTGTCGCCGGCCACCATCAAGAACCGCTGCGCCTACCTGCGCTCGGCCTGCCGATGGGCCTGGAAGCGCCACCAGATGGGCGACAGCGACCCCGGCGCCCGGGTGGTGACCCCTACGGTGCGCAACGCCCGCGACGTCGTCGTGAGCCGCGCCCAGATGGTCGCCCTGGCCCGTGCCTGCCGCCATCGAGGCGTGCGCGCCGTCATCCGCATCGCGTGGTGGACGGGCATGCGGGTGGGTGAAATCTTGTCCGGTGAGCGCGTCGGGGAGGTGTTCCTGCTGCGCGACACCAAGAACGGCACGCCTCGCATCGTCCCGTGTCTGCCGATCATCAGCACGGCCGCCCGGGTGCCGATGCCGCGCCGCAGCGAGATCGACTACTACTGGCCGATGGCGCGTGATGCGTGCGGCCTCAGCCACGTCCGGCTGCACGACCTGCGCCACGCTGCGGCTACGCGGATGGTCGATGCCGGCGTGGACCTGGGCACCGTGGGCGCCGTGCTGGGCCACAAGTCGGCCGCCACCACGAAGCGGTACGCCCACCACGGAGTGGCCCGGCTGGCCGAGGCGATGGCTAAGAAGCGGGCCTGAGTGGGCGAGAAGTTACCCGCCGTTCCAACGGGCCACCGGACAGAAAGCCGCGTAACCCGTTGATTTCATTTGGAGGCGCGACCGGGAGTCGAACCCGGCTAGACGGATTTGCAATCCGGTCGCACTACCCGCGATGGGCGCGCTTCCTCTGTAGCATCAACGGCTTGCAGCGCGCCTGTGGAAGAAAACGCGGGGGGTTGTCCAAGAACTTACCCATCAGCCCCGGCGCTTCCTGGTCACGTCCGGGTAGGTGCGCTCCCAGCGGAAGCGGCCGCCCCTCCCGTAGAGCATGACCTGGGCCCACCCGCCGCCGGCCTCCTGGAGTCTGGCCATCTCGACGGCGAGCTCGATCGCCTCGCGCTGGGTCGAGAGCTTGAGCTCCAGCCCGCCGATGCGAACCCACCACCCGGCCAGGCCGGACCTGCGCTGGACCCTGATGACGATGCGTGCGCTCACAGGCCCCTCACCTTGTCGTAGGCCCGCTGGCAGGCGAGGCCGGCGGCGTGAGCTGCGTCAGCGAACGCAGCCAGCTCTCCCGCTCGGTCATCAGCCCGGACGAGCAGCTGGGCAAACACCAGGCCGGCGCCTCCGGTTGGCGGGCCGCCGAGGGAAGGGGCGGGACTGCCGGCATCGGCGGCAACGAGCCGGAAGATGTGGTCCCGCAGGCGGCGAGAAACATCGTCGGCAGCAGCAGCATCACGCGCCAGCTCGGCGCTTCTCTCTCGGGCCTCATCGGCCACCTCCTGGATTGCTTGGGCGCGGCGCTTCTCTTCCTCCCGCGCCGCCTGGATGGCCTGGGCCTGGGCCCGGGCCTGGGACTCTCTGAGCTCGGCGATCTCCCGCTCGGCGATCCACCCTCTGGGGATCCAGCCGGCAGCCACCAGGACGGCCGCCAGGGCCGCGAACAGAACGAGGCGCAGGGTGATCACGGCTTCGGCCCCCCGATGGCCTTCTGGCCCACGTTGGCCGCGCCGTAGAGGCCGACGACGGCGATGACGACGACGCGCCAGTCGGACCCGTCGATCAGCTTCTCGAAGAGGGCCCACTGGGCACAGCCGAGGCTGGCCACGGCGATCAGGAACTTGCGGCTGGCGTACCTCATCCCTTCCCTCCCAGCGCGGGCGGCCGGCCCTCGCACATGCGGCGCTCATCCGCCCGGCGGCGCTCGAGCCCGGCCATCCGCTGGCCGCCGGCCACCACCCACCGAGAGAGCTCCGCGCACGCCCCGGCGATGTCCCCGGCGTTGAGCTTCCTCATCAGGGTCGACCGGCACGCCGCGCCTGGGCCGACGTTGTAGGCCCAGCTCAGGATGGCCGCCTGGACGTGGAGCTCCACCGGCCGGGTGATGCAGCGCGACACCTCGCCGTGGAACTTGTGCAGGCTGGCCTCGAGCATGGCCTTGCACTCCTCGTCCGAGTAGCGCCGCTCCTGCACGCCGTGGGTCTCCCCGTAGCAGACGGTGCGGACGCGGACGACGTCCCAGTAGGGGTCGTTGCGCTTCCCTTCGAAGTGCATCACCACCGGGGTGGCCATGGCCACGACGACGGCCGCGCCGCCGCCGATCTTCTGGTTGCGGGTCAACTTCACGGCAGCGGCCCGATGGTGGTCTTGTCGCCCATGAGGGACTGCCACAAGAAGACGATCGGCGCCACCACCGCAGCGATCCCGCCGATCACTTGGAGCACCTTGTAGGCGCCGCGCGCGGACTCGGTCACCTCGGTGTTCCGGGTGAGCTCCTTCTGCATGACATCGAGCCTCTTGTCGGTGGCGTCGCGCCAAGATTCAGAGGTGAGGACATGGCGGTCAAGACAACGATGGAGATCGTCGAGTCGGTCGATGATTGCGGAGAGCTGCTCTTTGTCCATGGTTAACAATGCCTATATCAAGGGCGAGGATCCCCGTCGACGTCCAGGCCGTCGCGGAGTCGATCTTTCTTGGTGCGCAGGAGCTCGAGCTCCTTCTCTGCGGCTGCTTCAGACTTGGCTCCCTTGTTCAGCAGCTTGCGCACGCGGCGCATCTCGGCGTCGATCCTGGCGATGGTCGCGCGCGTGTCGCTGCTCTTGAAGTCAGCGGAGAGCTCGAGGTCCACGGGCCTGGCCTTCACGCCAACGGTCTGCATGACCGAGTACGAGACCTGGGCAGGCAGTCCGTCGCGCCCGGTGCCGGTGTAGTCCAGCGGGCCGAAGGTGATCGGCTCGCCAGTCGCGTGAGCGATGGTCTGCAGCGCGCGATCCCAGTGGTAGTTCATCGGCGCCACGGCGGGGGTGATCTGGCGCCAGGCCCAGTGCGCGCGGATGAACCCAGCCTCTGCGTCGGTGTCCGCCTTTTTGTCCACCAGGTCCCGGCCGGTGAAGAGGTCCTTGTTCCCGATCAGGCCGGTGAACAGCGTCAGCAGCGGGTTGCTCGGGGTGATCGGGGCAGGCAGCGGCAGGCCGCCAGCGTTGGCGGTGATGTCGAAGATGTCGCCGCCAGGGATCCAGCGCTGCACCTCGAGGAACACCGGGAGGTCGGTGGTCTCGTCCATGCCCAGGCGGATGGTCTTCTTCACGCCCAGGGTCATGCCGTAGCCCTGCATCCAGGGGGGCAGGCTCTCCTCCTCGGACTTCTCGATCTCGCGCGCCTTGGCGCGGAACTCCTCGTCGGTGAAGTACTTGCGGACGATGTCCTCGAGGTCGTCCTCGTCTGCGCCGGCTGCAATCGCGTAAGCTGCAGCGTTGGCCCCGTACACCAGGGCCGCAGGGAAGGCGTAGCGCCAGGGGTACTTGAGCGCCGTCTCGGCCAGCATCGGGATGGCCTTGTAGGTGTACGAGAAGAACGGCAGCGCCGTGTCCCGGATCACCCGGGCGCCCTGCGGAAGGTCGTCGTAGGTGAAGACGTAGGTCTGCGCGAACTCCACCGCCTCGTCGGGGTTGAGCCCCCGCTTGCGGGCGTCGCGGTAGATGAGGTAGCGGAAGAACTTGTCCTCGGCCTCGTACGCGATGCCGGCCGGCTTGCGCAGGAACAGGGACAGCGCGGTCCAGGTCTTGTCGGCTCCGCGGGACAGCGCGCTCTCCTGCTGCTGGGCCAGGATCTTCAGCTTGTCGGGCAGGTTGCGCGTGAGCTCTTCGGACGAGAACGTGCCCCCGAACAGCCCGGCGTCGCTGGCCTCCTGGACCATCGGCGCGGACTTCACGAGGTCGCGGATCGCCCCGGCGTACTTGTGCGCCTCCCACATCGAGACCCCAGCGAAGTGCGAGGAGATGATGTTGGAGATCACGTTGTTAACGTGCGACACCGGGTTGAGGACGGTCTTGCCCTCCTTCCACATCGACAGGCCCTTGCGGTAGGCCTGGAGGAGCTCGTTGTCGAAGGAGCGGTCCTGCACGCTGAGGTGGTCCATCACCTCGACAGGCACCCACATCCCGGACAGCTTTCCGTAGCGGCGCACCAGCACACCGTCGCCGACAGGGGACTGCGGCACCTGGACCCAGTTGCCGGTCAGCGGCTGCTTCTTCTGCGCCACGTCGCGGGCCAGGCTCTCGTACAGGCGGCCGAGGGCGATGTCCTTCTGGCTGCGCATGTAGCCCATCACGAACCGGAACGAGGCGTCCCGGATCTCGCCCATCTGCTCCCGCTCCTCGGGGGTGAAGTCGCGCCATACCCGCACCGTTTCGTCGGCAGGGCCTCGGTTCGGGTCGCGCTCCTCCCAGCCCTGGTCGACCCAGTCCTGGAGCTCGGAGAGCGGCACGTCCTTGAAGATGCCGCGGGCCTTCAGGCTGTTGCCCCTGATGCCCTGCATCGAGCCCGGCCGGCTGAGGAGGCGCTTGGCCGCCTTCGCCCAGCTCTTGGCCTCGTCGCCCAGGTCCTTCTCGTAGAACCGGGGGAGGTACTTGCCGTCCAGGCGCGCAGCGGTGTCCTTGTCCAGCATGCCCAGGCGGATGAGCTCCTGGGTCTGCTCGGACATGATCCGGCTGATGGAGGCGGCCGCGGCCAGGATCCGCTTCGGAGGAGTGACCCCGGCCTTGAGCTCGCGCTCGATGACGTCCGAGATCATCCGGCGCTCATCGTCGCTCAGGGCGCCGAGCTTCTCCGACACGTCGATCGAGAGGTTCTGCGCGCGCTCGATCTCGACCTTCATCTTGCGGATGGCGCGGCCGAGCTCCGGCGAGATGGGCTTCATCTTCACCTTCTCGAGCGCGCGGTTGGCCAGGCCGGCCACCACGCGGTAGGCCGCGGCGCCAGGCGCGAACTGCAGTCGGCCGGCCGCGTCGCGCCAGCCGGAGCCGGTCCGGGCGCTTCGGCTGATGTCAGGATCGGCCGGATCGAAGGTGCCGCGGTTGCCGATCGCACTCTTGATCTGCTCGGGGCGGAAGGCGATGAAGCTGTCTCGCGCGTCCGGCAGAATCTCCAAGGCTTCAGCGTCCGACATGCGGCGCACGGACTTGTCCTCCGGGAAGTTCTCTACCTCGTGACGGTTCAGATAGACCACCCCGTCGTAGCCGGCAGCAATGATCGCATCGCGCGCGGCGCTGACGCTCATCGGATACGCGAACTTCCAGTCGGCCGGAAGCAAGCCAAGCTCCTTCAGCTGCGGGAAAACATCGCTGTTCGCAAAGCCGCCGACATCCTGCAGCCGAAGCGGGTTCTTGATGCTCAAGTACGCCGGCATCATGACGGCGTCGGACTTCCACTTCGCGATCGAGTTGGCCTGCTCCAGGGTTCCAAAATGTGCGCCAAGCTCGCTGTCCACCTTGAACTTGTCGAAGCTCTTGTTGGTCCCGTGATACACAACCAGCGGCTTGCCCTCGCCGTCGACGACCTTGCTGTCGCCGAACCAGCGCTTGAACTCGGGCGTGTCGGTCCGAGCACTGAAAGAGGCGGAGATCCCGAAGGCCTCGCGGGGCAGCACCATGATCCGGTCGAGCGTGTAGCCGCCGGACTCGATCACGCTCCAGTCGGCGACCTCCGAGGCTCCGTCGTCCTGCTCGTGGGCGACGAACACGCGGTCGCCCCTGCTCCATGACGCGACCAGGTCCGGCATCGACTCAGGCGTGCGGCCATCTTCCTGCAGCAGCTCGTGCTCGGGCGCGTCGTCATCGAGCGGGACCAGGCCAGAGCGAGCGCTGAAGCTCGGGCCGTCGCCGGCCCGGCCGTCGTAGTTCTCGCCGATCCACGCCTTGAGGTCGGCCTCTGACTTCGCGCCCTCCGCCTTCTTCAGAAGGGGGGCCAGCTCCGTCATGGAGATGAAGTGCTGACGGTTGACAGCCGAGCCGGGACGAGCGATACTGTTGTTGCCGGACCCAACGGGAGTCTGTGCGGGCCTAAGCGGCCTGGCGCTTGCGACCAGGCTACTAATCCCGGGGCGTTGATCGCTTGGACTACCGGCACCAATCCTGAAGCCCGTCTCTGCGCGGGCTTCGCCATTTCCGGTGGCTGCCGCGGCGATCAGGTACTCATCGACGTAGACCGGCTTGCTCAGGACGGCGCGGTCGCCGAAGAACTTCTTGACGCTGGGGCCGCTCTCCGGGCGGATCCAGGACCGCGGGTAGATCGACTTCACGAAGGCGCGCTGGCTGTCGACTCCGATGACGGCGAACAGCGGACCGCCTTGGGCGGGCACGGGCAGCAGCAGCTCGTACTCGTTCGGCGTGCCAGGCTTCTTGAAGATCGCGGCCGGCCGGTACAGGCCCACCACCACCTCGCGCGGGTCCACCCCATCCAGCTTGCCGAAGTGCTTCTCGAAGAAGACCTTCCGCACGATGGCCTCGTCCATCTCGAGTGCGCGGGGCTGCGCGCCCAGCATGCTCAGGACGTGGGGCGTGCGACCCAGGGCCAGCTTCTTCGGCCGACCGGAGGCCAGGACCGCCTCGAGGGAGTCGGCCGCCTGGGTGACAGCGGCGTTGAGGATGCTGGCCGGCGAGACCAGCGGGGTCCGAGCCGACATGCTGGGGAAGCCGAAGGCCTCCGGGTCGAACGGCTCTGCCCTGGGGAGGTCGGCGACGCCGGCCTCGTCGTTGATGGCCTTCACCTCGGCATCGCTCAGGACGCGCGTCACCTTCATCGACCCGCCGATAAGCCAGTTGCCGGTCATGTTGGCGTTGGTCTTGTAGCGGTAGAACCCGTCCTCCGGGATCTGGTCGGTGATGTGCGCCTTGACCGGCACGATGCGCCCAGCCTTGTTCGTGCCGCGGCGGTTGGCCTCGGTCTGCCAATCTCGGTCGGCCGCCATCTCAACCTCGGCCCAGACGTGGTTCGCGGGGCGCGTGTCGGGGGCCTTGGCCTCGGGCGAGCTCTTCTCGCCGATGTGCGTGGCGATCGGCACGTCGCCCGCATGCCAGCCCGGGCGGAACGCCAGGGGGCCGAGTTTGCTCTTCACCTTGCCGCCAGCGGCCGCGGGGCCAACATCGGCGTCTAGCCACACACCCATCTCGACGGGGTCGTTGGCATTGACGAACAGGGGGAACAGCTGGCCGGGCCGACGGGCGTCGACACGGAACAGCTTGTAGGCCGTAACGGTGTTGACCGGGTCGGGCTTCGTGCGCCGGCTGTAGCTGACCGGCTCCGGCTCCCAGTCTTCGGCGGGGTTCTCCGCGCGCCACTGTTCGGCGGCGCGGACGAAGCCGGCGTAGTCCCTGTCGACGAACTCCTCCAGGTCGCGGTAGCCCGCCTCGCGGGCCCGCTCGTTCAGGAACTGCTCTTGGGCTCGGAGGTCGTCCTCGAGGCGGCGGCTCATCGACGGAGCCTGGGCGGCTACCGCGGCGTCGTAGTCGTCGACCCGCTGCCCGTCGCCGGGCCTGTACTGGATGAAGTTCTCCGGGTCGTGGACCATGAAGACCACGTCGGGCTCGCCGTTGTTGTAGGCCCGGTAATCCTGTTTGTTCCAGCCCTCCGGCGAAAACTCGTCGTTCCAGGGCAGGCGGGCAACAGCGCGGAAGCCGTGCATGCCGTAGAGCTTCGGCAACACCGTGTCGAACGCGTCGAGCTTGCGCCCACCGAGCTGCACTGCCAGTGGCAGCATGGCGTGGACAACGCCCTTGTTGTCCGGGTCGTAGTTGAAGACCGAGACGATGTCGCCGTCGGGCTTGATTGCGAAGCCGCTCTTGCCGCTCGAGGTGAGGAACAGCCGCATGGCGCTGTACTCCTCGACCGGGTACACATAGACCGAGGCTGCACTCGGGTTGTTCGCCTTGCTGCCCTGGATGGCGAGCGCGAACAGATCGGGCCTGTCGACCTCATGGATCTCCGGCGTCGAGATGCCGACGGCCTGGAGGGCGTTGATGTTCGCCCGGCTCGCGATCTTGAAGGTGCGAGTCGGGCGAGTGCGGCTACCGCCTACATCCACCCAAGGTTTTTGGCCTCCTCCAGATCCCTCTCGGTAAAGGGGAGCGGCAGCGAGCGATCGTCGGGTTTCGGCGACAACCCGGGCGTGGAGGAACTCTCGGCGCTCACGCCCTTCGAGAGGGCGAGGGCCTTGAGGTTCTTGGCCAGCAGCTTCATCGACTCCGGCGTCTGCTGCGCCAGCCATTCGTCGTGCGCCGCCTGGGAGGCGTCCTTCTGCGGCAGCTCGAATTTCGTCTTGTCCATAGCCTTGCTCCTTCAGCACCTTCTCTGCCGCACCGGCGTAGTCCTGGCTGGTGACCGCAAGCCTCACGCCGAGCGCCTTGTAGAGCTCCTGCTCCGGATACCAGATCAGGGCCTGCATGGCGGCCGGCGGGACGCGGGAGCCATTGCTCCGGGCGACCAGCCCGACAGCCTGGCGCACCACGTCGCGCAGCAGCCGGCGCTCGCCACCACTCGCCGGGACGTCGCGCGGCTTGTCCATCGACTGAATGATGGTTGCGGCCGCGTTAACCAACTTCGACTTGGTGCGCGCCTTCTCATCATACAGTTTACGGTTGGTCTTGAAGTCCTTTTCGTGGGCCTTCGTGACTTTCCGCGCCAGCTCCACGGCGGCGTCAACATCGCCCATCGCGCGCTGCACCAAGGCCTCGTCGAACTGGTCGGCGAAGATCCCGCTCTCGCCGCGCTCCTCGAATGCGGCGCGGAAGCCGGCGAGCTGCTTCGCGAACTTGTTCTCCTCGAAGGCGCGGAGGTTTCCGGTCAGGCGGCCGATGGTCCGCATGAACCACATATCCATCGTGACCGGCTCGAAGTTGCCGGCCAGGTTGGAGAAGAAGCCGAAGCCGATCTTGGGCCCGAACACCGAGCTGCCCAGGACCATCTCGTCGGCGAGCTCGCCATCGACGGAGAAGCCGGCCCGGTTGAGCTCCTGCACCGTGAACGGGGTGCGCAGGAACCGGCCAAGGAGGTCGGGGCCGAGCTCATCCAGCAGGCTGTTGGCCAGGGCGAAGTTTTTCTCCATCACCGCCATGGAGTCGCCCCAGCCACGCACAGGGAACCGCCCGTCGCGGCGGAACGCCTCGTACTGCTGAGACGCGGCCTCGAGGTTGTTCTCGACGTTCATCCCCTGCGAGGTGATCGCAGTGGCGATGAGGAACGCGTCGCGGGCGCGCTGGTCGCTGGCCAGCTCGGGGTGCTTCAGCGCCATCGTGTTGAGGGTGCGGCGGATCGTGGAGTCGTACCACTCCACCGCGCTGCCGGCGCTGCGAATTGCGGCCAAGGCCTCGGCGGCCACGAGCTTTGCCAGGATGGCCCGGTCGGCCTCGTTGACCAGGTCCAGCGGGCGCAACCCGCTCGCGCGGCGCCGCTCTTCCAGGTAGGAGACGACTTCGGGGATCTTCCCGACCTCATTGGTTGCGAACGCCTCGCCCTTCGTCAGCCCGGTCATCAGGGGCAGGGAGGTCGAGGCGAGCTCCTCCTCGGTCAGGCCGAGGTCGCGCACCACGCTGTCAACAATCGGCTTGCCGTCGTTTCGGCGGCGGCGCAGGAGGTCGTCCTCATCCAGTCGCACAGACTTCGACGGCGTCAGGCCCTCCTCCGTCGCCCACCCGTCCCGCAGAGGCGCGGGCTTCTCGGGCCCGAACCTCACCGGCATGTTCGGGGCGGTCAGCTTGGTGATGTCGGTCGTCGTGTCGCTGTAGGACAGCGTGACGTGCGGGATGTAGCCGCGGTCGTGGTCCCAGCTGGCGCCCTCCTCCAGGGCCTGCTTGTGCCGCGCCTCGAGGGCCGGAGCCGACAGGGTGATGACGATGTCGTTGTCCTCGCCCAGGCGCATCAGGCGCTTCGTGATGGCGGAGACGTTCGCGGGCGCGGCGCCCAGCTGCTCGTACGCCAGCGGCGCGCGGCTGTAGACCACCGTCGCGTGCATCTTCGAAGGGGGCACCACGTTCTGGATGCCAGCCTTCACCGCCCAGTCGTGCAGCTTCTGGGCATCCAGCAGCGGACGGCTGACGTAGAGTGAACCTTGGTTTACAATGGGGTCGTTGCCGGTGGTCTGTCCGGCGTTGGAGTTCCCCATGGAAGAAGCATTCGACTGGCGCGCGGAAGCGGCCAAGTCCGGCGCGAGGTTGCTCGACGTCGAAGGCGTCGCGGTCCTCGACATCCCGGCCACCGAGTCCTCGCCCGCCCGGTTCGTGTACGCACGGTCGGGCAAGCCCTTCGAGTCGATGCGGGCCATCCGGTCCGGCGCATTGGTCTCGGAGGAGGAGTTCGCCAGCCTGCTGTCGTAGGCTGCGCCGTAGTAGCGGGTCTGCAGGTCCTCGAGCTTGACCTGCAGCTCGCTGCCCTTGGTCTGCTGGCGCTCGACGTTGTAGACCAGGTGACCCAGCTCCTTCGCGGCATAGATGCCGGGGAGGTGGATCTGGATCTCGCCGATGGCGCCGTTCTCCAGGCGCACGTTCAGCAGGACGTCCCGGTAGCCGGTGGGCAGCGGCTTCGCGAATCGGTCCTTCAGCCGGATGACGTCGAACTCCTCGCGCAGGGCGGCGATCGTCGTCTCGACGTCAGCCTCGTCCTTCACGATCAGCGAGGCGCGCACCAGGTCCTTGACCACGTCTGGGCCCGGCGTGGCGCCGTCGTCGAACACGTCGTCGTAGTACTTCTCCGCGGCCCGCTCGTTGGTCTTCACGGGGCCGATGGAGGGGTCGGCGCCCAGCCTCTTGGCCAAGGCCCGGACGCGCCCGGCGAACTCGTCGTTGACCTCCTTGGCGCGCTCGATCAGCGGGGCCATGAAGGCCTGGGCCTCGCGCAGCTTCTCGGCGTCGCGCTGCTTCTTGGGCTCGTCCTTCGTGCCCTTGATGGCGTCGACCATCTCGCCGACCAGCTTCTTGCCGACGAACGGCTCCGCGGCGTCGGCGGCCTTGTCGATCTTGATCTGGCGCGTGCCATCCTCGCGCGAGATCACCAGCACCGGCAGGGACTTCCAGCCGTACTTGCCGACCGAGGTGAAGGTCCCGTTGCCGTCGACGATGTCGTACTTGCCCGGGGTCTTCGAGGGCATGACCGTGATCGGGGCGCGGCGGGGGAGCTCCCCGGCGGCCGCGGCGGCCATGCGCTTCACGGCGTTGGTGCCGCCCTTCTCGTTCTCGGCGTCGGTCTTGCTGGAGACCAGGGACGACATCGGCACCACCTTGGCGCCGTCCATCAGGAAGTAGGACTCGTAGGTCTCGGGCAGGCTCTCCGGCGCCGGGCGCTTGTCGATCACCCGCTTGGCGAACTGCTTGTCGGACTCGCCGGGGAGGCGCGCGGTGTCCACGCGGCCGCTGCGGGACGGCGTCGAGCCCTGCGCCGGCTGGGCCTTGGCCCCGCCGCGGGCGGCCCACTTCAGCATCGCGTCCTGCCAGACGGCCTTGGCCTTCTGCAGGTCGGCGATGTGGCGGTCGACGTCGTTCGGGCCCAGGCCGCGCCGGTTGCCGCGCAGCGCCTTGATGGTCTTGGACAGGTAGTCCACCATCTTGCGGGCGAACCCGCCGAACGCGGCCGGGTTGCGCCGGGCGAGCTCGTTGACGGTCTCGGGCTCCGTCAGGCGCCGGGCGGAGAAGTCGGCCAGCATCTCGCGGCGGACCGTGCGCTGGCCTTCGGGCGTGGCCAGGAACTCCTGCCCAGTCGGCCGGCGCTTCTGGACCTTCTGGCCGGTCGCCTCGTCGACCTCTTCGTACAGGCCGCCATCCATGCCCAGCGCGCGCTCTGCGTACTTCGCCCGCGCAGCCTCGGGGATCATCGACCAGATGGTCTCCTCCATCGGGGCCCAGATCTCGGCGGCCGCGCGCTCCTCGGGGGAGGCGCCAGGTCGGCGGCCGCGCTCGGCCAGGTCCTGCAGCTGGTGGACGTTCTCGTGGACGGCCACGAACACGGCGGGCTTCTGCAGGCCCTTCACGTTCACCAGGGAGACCCCGGCGAAGTTGATGCCGTCGGGCATCTTGTCCGACTCGACCAGGACTGCGCGACTCGTGCCGAGTGCCTCGGCGACGGAGTCGGAGATCGCGTCGAACGTTGACGCTACTTCGGCGGAAACAGGCCGGAGGTCCTGGGGAAGCTGATCCGCGAGACGGGGGTTCGCGCGAGCGTAGCCGGCGAACTGGCGAGTGACCTCAGCCACTCGCTGCGCGTTGGTGGATTGGCCGGGAGTCCAATCGATCCGCACATCGGGCGCGGAGACGGTCGTGGTCGTCTGGCCATAGGTGGTGGTCTGCTGGGTTGCGGAGGCAGCCGCCTCGGCCTTGGTGAGCCGGCGCTGGGCAATCTGGATGGTATCCGGGTCGCCGATGGTCTGGGCGGCTGCGACCTGGCGGCGGGCGGTCTCCAGGGATTCCTGGGCCTCCTTGGCTACTGCATCGGGAGATGCGCCGCCTCGAGTAGGCTGAGCCGCTGCGCCAGGTGCCACAGCTCCTGCGGGATCTCCACCACCTCGCCCATCGACAGCAGGTACTGGTCCTGCATCAGCCAGGCCTCCTGCAGCGACAGCGCCCCCGCCAGCACCGCCTCCTCCAACGTCTGATCCAGGTACATCTGGAACGCGGACATTCGAACCCCTCAGCGCATCGAGGCCGAATTCCGCCTCGACCGTCTTGATGTCGTCCTCGGTGACGCCGGGCATCGGCACCTTCACCGGGGTGATGCCGGCCTGGGCGATCAGGCTGTCCGGCGGCGTGAAGCTGGTCTCGCGGGCGCCCCAGCCGCGGGAGACGATGTCCTCGGCGGACGGACCGGGCGGCTCAGCCATGCGGGAGGAGATGAGGCCACCGCCGATCCCTTCGGCCGCGCGATCGATCTCGGCGGCGATCTGCGCCGCGGGCGACACGTTGCGGGCGCTTGCGACATTGGACGCAACCTCGACGGCGCCGCTGGGGACTTCCGCCAGGCCCTCGACCAGGACGTCCAGCGGCTTGCTCTCGCCCACCATGGCCTGGGCAATGGCTTCGCCGCCCATGCCAGTGCCGATCTGGGTCCCGGCCTCGAGAGCCGCCGCGCCAGCGAAAGCCCGGCGCGCGCCGCCCTGGGCGTACTTGCCGGCCTGGGCCGCGCCCTCCACCGCCTTGATGAAGCGGCCGGCCACGCCAGCGCTGACCGCATCCATCACCGCGATCGGGACACCGCGCTTCAGGCCTCGCTCCGTCACCTCGCCCTGGAACTTCGGGTCCTCCAGCACGCGCCGCACGGCAACAGGGTCCGAGGTGTCGACGCCACGCTTGTCCAGCGTCTCGCCGAAGGCGGCGCCGAACTCCATGGCCAGCGAGCTTGCGCCGGCCGCGGCGGCAGCGCCAGCAGGGCCGGCGACCGCGCTGCCAGCAACCAGCGCCGCGATCTGCGGGCTGCTTGCAACAACCGACTCGAAGACGATCGAGCCGAGGGCCTTCCAGTTCTCAGGCTTGACCACCTCGGACGCGACGGCGCCCCAGTCGCCCGACTCGTTGGCGGCCGCCAGGCGCTCGAGGCCGGCGGCGATGTCGCCGGTCGGGCCGTACTTCCCGATCTCGCGCTGGCGCTTGCGGACGAGCTCGGCCATGCCGGCGTTGTCGATCAGGCCCGCGCTGAAGGCCAGGCCGTCCACCGTCTGGCTGGCCTGCGTCATGCCGCGGCGGACGATGTTCATCGCCTCCTCGCCGCGCGAGGTCTCCACCGGCCTGATCGAGCCCGAGTTCTTCGGCGGCTCGAAAGGCTTGTCCTCGGGCTTCGTGTACTGCTCGATGGCCCGGCGGTTCGTCAGGGCCCCGGCGAAGTACGGGGACTTGCGGGACCGGCCGTGGGCGATGATGTCACCCTCTCCGATGCCAATGCCGCTGAAGGACTGCACCACCCGATCGAAGGGCTGACCCTCCTCCAGCAGGTTCACCGCGTCGTCGAGAGCCTCGAGGCGGTTCTTGTAGGGCGGCGGCGGGGCCGGGGCCTTTTTCGCCTTGGGCGCCGGGGCCTCGACGGCGGGGTTCAGGATGCCGCCCAGATCGTCGACCATCTGGTCGGAGATGCCGCGCGCGGGGATGGGCGCGGGCGCCGCTGCAGGAGGGGGCGGAGACTCGATCGGGTAGAACCGGAGAGGCTTCTTCTCTTCGTCTTCCTGCAGCGGGTAGAACTTCATGCCTTGGCCTCAGCGGGAGTAACCGATGACCTTGCCGCTGCGGTCCTTCACCTCCCACCCCTTGCCGCTCACGAAGGAGCCGATCGAGGAGCCGGGCGGCGCGCCCTCAATGGACGCGATGGACGGCGGCCGGCCGGAACCGGACTTCACATTGCCCATATTGTCGCCCGACTTCGTGGCGTTTGGAGCAGGCGCGGAAGCCCCCTGACCCTGTGACCGCTCGCGCAGGGACTGCTGAAGCAGGCGCTGGGCCTCATCACGCAGCTGGACCGCCAGGTCCATGCGCGACTGCCAGGCGGCCCGCTCCTCCTCGGTCTTGCCCTTCGAGCCATCCTGGAGGCTCTTGATCGTGGCGTTCTGGCTGTTGATGATCGAGTTGAGGCGCTCCTGGGCCTGGGGCTTGGCCGCGCCGCCGTCGGAGATGTCCGCACGGATCTTCTCGATCTCGGCGCGGTCCCTCGCCGCGGCGGCGGAGTTGCGCCCCGCGCTCGATAGCTCATCGGCCGCCTTGGCGTTGCCGAGCTCGTTGAGGGCCTGGGCGCCCGTGCTCACGTTCACCGTGCCAGACTCGTTGGCCTTGAAGCGCTCGCCGCCCTTGGACGAGATCGACGCGTCGTTCACCTTGGCCGGGTCGAGCTGGCCGGCGATGATGCCCTGCTGGTTCGCGGTGTCGGTCTCCGTGGCCTTGCCCTCGGCCACGCTCTTGTAGTCCTTGCGGTAGGTGAGGCCGCCCAGCTCGCGGCCCAGCTTGGCCAGCATCTCCCGCTTCTCACTCTCCCAGTTGGCCGAGAACTCGGTCTTCTCCCCGGTCTTCTCCAGCTTCGCGGTGCCGCGAGAGACGGCATCGGACATCTCGCCGGAGACGTCCTGGCCGTCCACGCCCGTGCGCGTGAAGGTGTCGGTCGTCTGGGCGTAGGGCGACCAGTCGCCGGTCCTCATCGCGCCCAGCAGCTGGCGCAGCTCGGGGATGGTCTTGCCCATGTTGGCGGCGACCATGGCCTCCTGGGTCGAGCCGGGCGTGAGATCCATCGGCGCATCGCCGGAGCCGGCCGCTGGACGCGCGGCAGCTGCGGCGGTGGTGCGCTCCTGCAGCATGCGCTCGCGCTCCTGCTGCAGCTCCATGCGCTGGCGGAACTCCTCCTCGGCCGCACGGTCGCGGGACATCTGGCCAGCGAAGCCGGAGATCCCGGTCCCCAGGCCGGAGAGCATGTTGCCGAAGATGATGCCGCTCATTGCATGGGCTCCTCTTCCATCTGGTCGAACTGTGCCGGGTCGACCTGGTCCATCGCGGCGCGCAGCTCGGCGGCGTCCGCCCCGGTCTCCTCCACCAGGCGCAGGATCATCTGCTTCATGGCGTCGGCCAGGTCGCTGTTCTTCAGCGGCATGCCCACCGCCTCAGCGATGTCCGCCACCTCCTCCAGGACCGCCATGGCCACCGCCGCGAGGTTCTCCTCGTTGTCGACGCCGGTCTTCTCCATGGCGGCCGCCGTCAGGTCGTACGCGAGCATGGCCGCGCCCTCCGACGGGGTGCGGGCGGACTTCATGGCCTTGGCCACGTTCTCCGCGCCGCCGTCCTTGTAGAGCACGCGGCGCGCCTCGTTCACCGCGGCGTCGATGCCTTCGGTGTCCTCGGGGCCCTCGTCCTCCATCTCGCCCGCGGGCGGCTGGCCGGCGGGCATCTGTTCCTCGGGCGCGGGGCCCTGCTGCATGTTGCTGTTGATGAGGCCCATGGTTTCACCCGAAGCGGAATTGCCCACCGAGGTTGGTGTTGTAGCGCTGGAGGTCCTCATCCTTGAGTTGCTCCTGCCGATCCATTGCGGACTTCTGGGCGATGCCCTGGCCGATGCCGCCGATCACGTTGCCGGCGACGTTGATCAGCGCGGGCGCGGCCCTGCTGTTCAAGAAGCCGCCTGCGCCTGTATTCATGGCGCCGCGCAGAAGACCTCCGCCCGGCGCGGTCGAGCCGCCCTGGCTCATCAGGTAGTCGGTAACCTGCCCGCTCGATGGATTGATCGGCAGACCATTCGGCATGAGGGAGCCGGCGGCAGAGCCGACTGCGCCGCCAACCGATTGCGCCCCAGCGCCCCAGGCGGCCGAGGGGCTCATGCCGCCCAGCAGAGATGAGCCAGCGCCCTTCAAGCTGCCTGCAGTGAGGGCCCCGGTGATCCCGGCCCAGGCCTGGGAGATCCCCGCGGCCGCGCCTGAAGCTGCCCCGGACAGCGCGCCGCTGATCGTGCCCATCACCCCAGAGCCCGCCGCGGCGCCCGCCGCAGCGCCGCTCAGCGCGCCGGAGATCATCGGCACACCGAAGTACATCGCTGCTGCGCCGATGAGCACCTTGCCAACCTTGGACTTGGCGAACTTCTTCACGGCGCGACCGACGCCCCTGACGACCTTGCCGACCGACTTCACTACCTTGCTCACATTGCACCTCTCACATAGGCCAGGTTGGTCGACTGGCGCATGAAGCCAGCGCGACGGAGGAACTTGAGGATCCGCGGGTCGACCTCGGGCTCGAGCTCGAAGACCGCGATCTTGATGCCCGGGCGGCCCTTCACCCAGCGGGCGAACTCGCGCAGGAGGGGCAGGCCCGCGCCGGGCGCTCGGGAGTAGAACAGCAGCACCGAGCACTGCAGCTTCTTGAACCAGAAGCCGGGCTGCACCATGGCCGCCACGCACGCCTGCACCTTGCCGTCGACCTCGGTCACCCAGCAGAAGTGCGCGTTGCTGGGGATGATCTGCATGGCCATGTCACGCATGGCCTGGCGGTCGATCTCCACAGGCAGGGGATCCCGGGACACCGACTCGACGCTCAGGTCGATGATGTCCGGGATATCCTTGATCGCGGCGCGGCGGACGATGGTGCTCATGGGTTGCTGCCGAACGACATCGGCGGAAGGTCGAAGAACTTCGCCGACAGCGCGGCCTGCTGGTTGGAGAACTCCACCGTCTGCTTCAGCTGCGCCTGCTTCGTCTCCGGCGTGGTGTTCGGGTCGCTCAGGATGTTGCTCACGCGCTGGTCGTGCGAGGCGCTCAGGCGCTGCCACTCGCTCACCGCGTACTGCTTCTTGTTGGCGTCCATGCCGCGCGTCCACTGCAGCAGATTCTCCTGCGAGTTCCAGTCGCGCGCCACCTTGGCCTCCGCGGACTGGAAGAGCTGGGCGTCCTTGCGGGAGGCGTCGTCCCACATGCGCTGCTTGTCCGCCTCCTTCGCGCGCCAGTCCTTGTCGATGGCGTCGCGCTGCATGTCCAGGTTGAACTGCGTCCTGAGCCGATCGGTGTCAGCGGCGATCGACTTGTCCATCTGAGCCAGCGTGTAGAGCTGCTGCTTGCTCATCTTGGTCAGGTCGAGGTCCAGCCCCTTGGCCATCTGGGTCAGGGTGTTGCGGTGCTGGACGTCCATCTTCTCCAGGTCGAAGCCCTGGGCCTTGTCCATCTTGACGAGGTCCATGAGCTGCATCTTGTCCATCTTCTGCAGGTCATAGCCATGGACCCTGGCCATGCGCTCCAGCTCCTGGCCAAAGGCCTTGTCCATCTTGGCCAGGTCCATGACCTGGGCGACGTTCATCTTCTGGAGATCGAAGCCCTGCTGCGCCGCCATGCGAACCATGTCGTTCTGCGCCGAGGCGTTGAACTGGTTCATCTGGTTGGCCTGCGACGCGTTGAACTGGCCCATCGAATTCTGGGCGCTCTGGTTCTGCGAGGCGGCGTTCTCGTAGAGCTGGGCGTCCTGCGCGGCGATGCCTGCCGCCACGTCATAGGCGGCAGACTCCGCGGCCTGGGTGGCCAGGCTCGAGCTCAGGAGGCCGCGGGCGTTCATGTTCTCGCTCGCGCGCGCGCGGGCCCGCTGCAGCAGGGGGCCATCCTGGGCCAGCAGGCTGTTGATGATGCCGGCGGTGGTCTTGGTCGGGTCCACCGAGCGGGTGACCGGGGCGACGGGCGCGGCAGCCGGCGCTTGCACCGCGGCGGGCTTGAGGGCCGCCACCAGCGCGGTGACGTCGGCCATGCTGAAGCCCTGCTGCCCGGTCGCACCGGCAGCAGCACCAGCAGCACCAGCAGGAGCGGCGCCAGCAGCGCCGCCGGCAGCGGCGGACCCGCCCGCAGCAGCGCCGCCAGAGCCGGCCGCGGAGCCGCCAGCAGCAGCACCACCAGAGCCACCAGCCGCGCCAGAGTTCGCGCCCATGCTCTGGCCGGATCCGCCGCTGGAGCCCCCGGTTCCGGTGACGCCAGAAGCATTCCCCATGCTCTGGCCAGAGCCGCCGCTGGAGCCGCCAGTCCCGGTGATGCCCGAGATCATCCCGGGCAGCGTCTTCCCGTTCGCGGCCAGCCAGGTGTTGGCATCGTTGCCGGACTTCCAGCCGAAGGCGCGGTTGAGCTGATCGGCGCCGACACCGAACTGCTCGGCCGCCTTGAAAATCGAGTTCGGGTCCTTGGCGACGTTGTTCGCGTCGACCCATCCCTGGCTCTTGACGTAGGAGCGGACGTCGTCGTCGCTGTATTTCTGCTGGTTGGTGGCCATGTCAGAGGGTGTCCGCGGTGATGAACAGCTGGTCGAGCTGGTCGTCGGTCATGCCGAGCGCCTGCTTGGCCAGGGCAATCAGGGTTTGGTTTTGCCGTTCGAAGTCGTTCGACCGGCGCCAGAGGTTGCGGGCGATGAGGCGCTGCGCCGGATCGGCGATGGCATCGATCGCCGCCTCCACCATGTCCTCGGTGATGCCGATGCGGATCAGGGCCTCGACGGCCTGGCGCGCGGTGACGCTGCTGGGAACGTCGGGCCTGGTCTCCACGGTCGACCCATCGCCCGGGACGGGATCCAGCCAGAGGCTGTCGAGCGACCACCACTGGCCATCGCGGATCTGGATGGGGAACCTGCTGCGCCCGACCTCGCGGCCGTCGGCGTGCTTCAGAACATAGATCACGGCGCGTCACCCCCGTACTGCACCACCTGGGCGCGGACCACGGTGTCGAACTGGACGACCAGCAGGCGCTTGCCGGTCTGCATGCGGATCACCCCGATGGGGCTTGGCGACACGCCGGAGGTCGCGGTGAATGCGCCGGCCGTGGTGGGGGCAAGCGACCCGCTGCCGAACCCAATCCCGGAGCCCGCCACGGTCTGGAAGGAGAAGAGCGCAAAGGCTCCGCCGAGAGAGAAGGCCGCCCAGCCCGGCTGGGGCGACACTGGCCGCAGGGAGTTGGTCAGCTGCGACGCCTGCTGCGACGTGCCGTTGCGGGTCACGGTGGCGCCCGAGACGCTCAGGCTGGCCATGCAGGTTTCGTTGGCATTCGCCGCGCCAGCAAGGGCAAGGTACGCTCCGGACCCGACGTCAACCAGGTGAGCAACGACGCCCGCTGCCGCAGGCGACGAGGTGAGCGACACAGTCCCCCAGCCGACAGACGAGCCCAGGCTCAGCGACGTGCCTGAAACCGTCGCGACAGCGGCGGCCGTGTTCGTCGCTGACGTCTCCTTGGCAACCAGCAGAGCGGTCGTTGCCGTCACCCGCGCGACAGCAATAGGGCCGTGGCCGGTCAAGAAGCCAACCCCAGAGATCGATAGCGCGCCGCCCAGGCTGATCGTGGCGCCAGTCAGCGTGATCACGCGCGCCTGAGCAACATGCGCCGGGGACGAGTCCTCGCAGGAAAAGGCGCCGACCAAGGTGCCGGCGGACAGGCTGGCAAGGGCTGCGGATCCGTAGTTCAGCGTGGTGCCGGTCGTCAGGAACGTCACCGCGGAGCCGACGGTCGGCGCGGAGCTGCCGGAGAACGTGGCAGCCACCGCCTCGACGGTCGTGCCGTTGCGCCGGTACAGGGCCACCACGGCGGCGCCGCTGGCCTCGATGGCCACGTCGACCATGGACAGCGAGCTGGTGCTCGCGATGGCGTTGCCGATGGCGGTCGGCGCGCTGGCGGTCACCGTGGTGCCGGACACGGCCAGGCCGGCCACCTGGATCTGCGAGGTGGCGCTGGTCGTCCACGCCACGACGTAGCCGCCGGTCACCTGGAGCAGGCGGATCCAGTGGACGGCGCCGGATGCGACCACCGAGGTCACCGATCCGATCGAGACGCTGTTGCCGCTGACGGTGGCGACATAGGCCTCGACCCCGGTGCCGCCGCCGCCCAGGGCCACGACCAGGGCCCGGTCAGAGCCGATTCCCAGCGCTGCGCCGCGGCCGCTGGCCGAGACCGACCGGAGGGTCGTCGACTGCCCAACGATCCACCGCGCGGAAGCCGGGGCGCTCGACTGCAGGTAGTCGGCGATGATCCGCCACGTCCCGTCGGCTGTGGAGTTGTTGGTCAGCAGGACCTGCTGGCCGGGGCCGGAGATGGCCAGCAGCAGGTCGCCGGACGGCGTGGCCACGCCCACGTTCGTGCCGCCGCCCAGCAGCGTGAACACCGTGTGCAGCGGCAGGGTGTTGGCCGCCGGCAGGGTGGCCACGGTGCCCGCCGGGGCGCTGGAGAAGTCCAGGTTCCTGGCGTCGCCCGTGATGGTCTGCGAGGACGTGACGTTGAGGTACGAGCCCAGGCCGAGGCCGACGATGTGCTGCCACGACGCGCTGACGCCGTTCGAACGCAGGAACTTGCCGTCGTGCGTGGCCTGGGGCGGCAGCATCGTCCCGCTGGCGCCGATGGCCGCGATCACGAAGGCGGTGCTGGCGGCCTTGTTGGTCGCGTCGGAGACCAGTGAAACGGTGGGCACCAGGAAGCTCGAGACCGAAGAGGCATCGACCGAGCCGGTGGTGATGCTGATCGACGAGGTGTTGAAGGTGACCGTGCCGGTGAACGTCGGGCTGGCCAGCGGGGCCTTCAGGTCGAGCTGCGCCTTCGTCTCGTCGAACCCATCCTCGACGAGCGCAAACTCCGCGCGCATCACGTCGCTGCGACCCAGCGTCCGCGCGATCGGGTTGTTTGTGACGTTGTAGAACGGGTTCGGCATCACTGCCACCTTCCGCGCTGCATGCGCCGCGGGGTGTAATGGAGCAGGACGCTCTGCAGCGTCCAGGGCTGGCTGATCTTGTCCTTGGAGAACCAGAGCAGCGAGATGTTCTGCGACACCCCAGCGAGCTTGTACCGGGGCGGGGAGATGAGCGGAGAGTCCCAGGTGAACTCGTCCCAGGTGAACTGGTCCCAGAACCCGCCGCCGCCGGGTGTGTCGGTGCGCTGGGCGAACTGTTCAAGTGAGGTGGCTGCCACCGGGATGCTCAGGCTCCCGTAGTCCTGCTCGTAGGTCAGGAACAGGTTCATGTACTGCGGGATGCTGCACTCGAGGGCGACGCGGCGCCACTTCTTGCGCAGGCTCGGCGAGCGCTCGGAGTTGAAGCCGGTGCGGATCCAGGCCTCGATCTCCTGTCCGTCGAAGGACGTGCCGACCTCGGCCTGGTAGACGAAGCCGTTCGTTGACCCGAAGAACACCACCTCGGCGCCCGAGGCGTCCTCGCCGCTGTAGATGCACGAGACCGGGTTCGGGTAGAAGATCGCCGTCGCGCCAGCGCTCTGGCCGTTCTCCACGCGGAAGCACAGCGCCGCGCCGTCGGAGAAGTAGATCCGGTAGTGGTTCTGCGAGCGCAGGACGGACGACGCGGTGGCCAGGCCCCGGCGGGTGGAGATGAACGGCTGGACCTTGGCCGAGATGGTCGACGAGATGAAGTTGCCGTAGTCCTGGGTCGCGGCCATCTGGGTCACGCCGCGGTCGTCCAGCGCCAGGCCGACGGAGACATACTGCACGGTGTTGGCCAGGGCGCCTGCATCAGGGGCGGACAGCTGCAGCGCGAAGTCCGAGCTCGTGGCCCCGTACAGGATGGCAGTGCGGTTGCGCGCGTACACCGCCAGCGAGCCTGAGGCGCCGTCGCCCTGCATGGGCAGCAGGCCGGTGATCACGTCGCCGATGCCGATCTCCGCCGGGGTCGTGCCCGCGCCGGCCCAGCCGGTGATCGGGTTGCCCGGGCCGCTGCAGAACAGGGAGCCCCGCACGGCCAGGAACAGGCGCTGGCGGTGCGCGGTGATGCACTGCGGCGCGTCTGGCGAGGCGGTGGAGGTGATCTGCGTGAAGGTCGTGCCGTCGAACTGGAAGGCCCGGTTCACGCCGTCGCAGCCGTACATGCGCGTGCCGCCAGCCGCTCCGGTGAAGTTGTAGTTGACGAACTGGTACTGCCCGCCAGGCAGGAGAGCCGGCGTGGTCACGGTCACCCAGCCGCCCGAGGTCGCCCGGTGCATCACGCACGCGGTGCCCCCAGCGTTGTCGCGGAAGGCGTACAGGCTCCCGGCGAAGTACCAGACGCCTCGGATCGGGCCGGATCCTGGCACGGCCTGGATGTCGCCACGGTACTCGTCCGCCGTCAGGGAGCGGTAGGTCGCGTCGAGGAACGGCGTCGCGGCCGCGCCTGCAACGATCGACGTCAGGGTCGCCCGGTCGACGCCGGAGACCCGCAGCACCTCGCCGCCGGAGAACGTGCCGGTCACGCGCGTGACGACGACCCGGTTGGCGCTCTCGATCAGCAGCACCTTGGCCGTGGCCGCGGAGGTCGCGCCGGTCACGGTGTTGCCCACCGCCAGCTGCGAGGAGTCCGGGACGGTCAGGATGGAGTAGGTCTGCAGACTCGGCGAGGGCCGGCCGTCGAAGCGCTCGTAGCCCCCGACGCGCCGGTAGCCCCCGGTGATCTCGGGGACGTAGTTCCCGCAGTCGATGAGCTCACCCGGGCGGATCTGGAGCTGGGGCGAGACGAGGTCGAGCCCGCCCCCCAGAGGCACCATGCTCTGCATCACCGGGACGTTGGGCATTTCGCCGATCACGCCAGCGGTTCTCCGAGTCCGAGCTGGGGAAGCTGGTCGCGCTCGAGGCGGTGCATCATCAGGCGGTACTCGTCCGCGAAGGACTGCCGCACCTCGGGCGCCGCGTCGAAGTTGGCGTACTTGATCAGGGCCCGGTAGGCCACGATCTCGTGCATGTCGTCAGGCCAGGCCGGGACGTCGCCGTCTGCCATCGGCTTGGCCGGCCGGCGGTAGTACCACCCCTTCACGGTGTAGCCCTCGCCCGGGATCGAGCCCAGGTTCATGGCCTTGTTCTGCGGGTTGACCGTGAACACCGTGGGCCGGCCCTGAGACTGCGGGCCGTAGAGGTAGACGTCGTAGAAGTCCTGCCAGTCCCAGTGCGTGACGAACATCTCGTCGGTCACGCCCAGGGCGGTCCGGTAGGCCCGGATGGAGTCGAAGTCGAGCACCGCCAGGTCGGTCGCGTTCATCTGCGCCAGCGTGTACTCGACCTGCCCCTGCACGGCGTTGAACTGCAGCGGCTTGCGCAGGAAGTTCCACGCGTGGTGCCGGCGCTCGATGTCCAGCCAGGCCTGCTGCGTCCAACGGACGACAAGACCCATCTCGCCGGTCTGGCCGACGACGGACGCCGGGCCGGTGCCGTTGAGGTCGGCCTGCTCCCGGACGAACTGGCAGAGCTCGAGGAAGGTCACACGGGCGCCTTGAGCAGCTGGCGCAGCCAGTCGGCACCCTTGGCGCCGGCCGGGTCATGCACCACCGAGAACGGGTAGGCCAGGCGCGTCACCATGCGCTCCTCGTAGCCCATCGAGCCGTCCGGGTTGACGATCTTCTTCTGCATCATGCGCTGGGCCTTGGCCTGGGCCAGGACCGCCACATGCGAGCGGGGGATCGTGTAGGTCTCCCCGCGCAGCATGGTGCGCAACTCACCATTGACCCGAACCTCCGCGAACGCCGCCTCGCTCTCGTCGGCCGGATCGTGGAGGTGGACCTCGATCGGCATGCGATAGAAGTACTCCTCGTCGAGGGCCGCCTTCGACACGACGGGCTCGAGCTCGATGCCGGATCCGTCCTGGACGGGGTTCTTGCCCTTGGCCGTGTCCTCGATCGAGAACTTCTCCGGCTGGGCGATGGGGACCTCGGGCGCCTCCAGTCGGCCGGCACGCTCGTAGGTGTTGACTCGGGTCATTGGTCAGTCTCCAGGGTGAAAAGGGGGCGAGCCCTTGCCCGCCCCCGGCGGCCTATCAGGCCAGGGTCACGCGGGCCGCGGGCAGCATGCCGGGCAGCTGCACAACGGCGCCAGCGGTCAGGCCCGTCACGCCGGTCCAGTTGTTGGAGCCGAACGTCCAGGTGCCCACCAGCGTCGAGATGGCGCGCAGCGTGTGGTAGCCCAGCGGCACCTCGGTCACCGGGATCTCCGGGAACTCGAGGGCCAGCGGCTCGCCGTTGGACTCGAAGAAGCCGCGCGAGCGGATCCGCTTCGTGCCGGCGGCGTCCACCGTCCACACCACCAGGGCGCCGCGGAACTGCGTGGCCGTGGCCGGGGCCGTGACCGACAGCGGCAGGCCGGCGGCGACAGCGCCAGCCACGGAGCGGAAGTCCTGGGGCGAGCTGTT